TGGCGTCGAGTCCGGAAAGCACGGGCGGAAGCTCATTCTCGAATTTTGCCCGCAAGATGGATGACGCCTGGGCGACCAGACCGATCCATTCCTCGCGGACCTTGGTGAGCGGGACGTATTCGCCCTTCTTCACTGCGATGCGCAGCTCACGTTCCTCCACTTCGGCCAGAAGTTTGCGGGCCTTGAGTGCCTCCTCGTTGCCGACCGGCACACGTCCGGAATTCAAGCCGCGGAGCCGGACGAACTCGCGCCAGTCGGCCACTGGCCACATTCCGTTAGATAGTGCTTTGGGTGCCCCCTCCAGTTTCTGCCAGGTCGAAAGCGTGCGGCGTGAAACACCCAGCACGGCGGCGAGTTCCACGAGCGTCTTTGTGTAGGCCATCGTTTCCACGCTACCGGCCGCCCGGGATTCGATACGGGCACGCTCGGCCACAGTGAGCGGTTTACCCGCCGCAACCTTCTTCACGATGTTTTGAAAATCGGCGTCGAGGATTTTACCCGCGATGTCTGCTGACAGTTCTTTCGGCTCCACGCCGCATGGCGGGTGTCAAGCGGGAGATAAAGACCGGGCCGGGAATCACCTCGCTTCTTCAAGCCACTCTTCCGGCATCCAGTTGTCCCAAGTCTCGGTGGAATCTTCCTGATCTGGATGGGAAACCTTGTAGAGCCAGCGACTGTCCTGCTCCTTGATGGCCACGACATAACCTTCCAGTGGTCCGTTTTCGTATCGGACGCGCACCTTGGCCATTTCGTTGAACTTCGGCGTCACAGGACGAAGCATTACTAAATCACCGGGGGCACAACAAGCTCAACGATGGAAATGCATCATGGCTTCACCGCCACCCACCCCGCGAAATTGAGATGCCGCCAGAAGCAATCGACGGACGTGAAGCCTTCCTGATGGAGGAGTTCCTCGTTCCAGCGAGCGGTGACGGGAACCAGCACGCCTTCGAGAGACATCCGCTTGCGATCGATCTGACTCTCGGAATATCCGTTCTCCCGCTTGATGTTGAGGAAGAGATTAACGAACGCCTCATCGAGCTTCGCCGTGGCACCGAGCACCTTCTCTACCAGAATGAAGGCACCGCCGGGAGCCAGCGACTCGAAGACGCGGCGAATGATCTGCTGGCGGTATTCGATGGGGGTGAATTGCAGAGTGAGCACTGAGAGTACAAGGCTGGATGTCACACCGGGGAACTCGTGGCGCAGGTCGGCTGACTGGATGCTGACGCGATTGCCGTGCTGGTGATAGGCGAAGTTCTGACGCGCTGCCTCGATCATCGGCTCGCTGATTTCCAGTCCGATGTAATTGTTGGCCGCGCCAAAGTTGGAGACGAACGGCAGGAGCGCCTGGCCGCGGGAGCATCCCATGTCGATGATAGCGGTGTCAGGTTGCACAAAGCGCCGGCCAACCTCGAAGGTCACCATCCGCATCGCGTTGTATTGCGGGATGCTCCGCTGGAGCATGTCGTCGAACACGGCGGTCACTTCCTGATCGAACTGCCAGGCTCCGCGTGGAACCACCTCGTCACGTTGGGCTTCACTCATGCCCGCGTGGCAGATGTCAACGCGGCAACCGCTTCACGATCCGAGTGCCCTCGGTCAGGCAGGTGCCTTCCGTCGTCACCCAGAAGCAGGGAATCGAGAACCGGGCATACATCTCGCGGGTCCGTGGATTGCTCTCAATCGCGATGTAGCGGGCGTCATTGCCGTGAATCGGGAACACGTCTTTTTTCAGCAGATGTTCTTTGATGGCCGGTGGATTCCACCATCCCTTCGGCGCGAAGCACGCATCCTGCGGCCGCCAGCCGGTTTGCTCCTCGATGCGGTCGAGCGTTTTGATCGTCCAGGTTTCCGGGCGGGCAGTGATGAGAACGACCGTGTGGGGCCGCACGAGTTCGACGAGCCACTGTCGATACTGTTCGTTGGCCAGTCGCTTCTCCATGCGCTCGGGCGTAGTGCCGTGCTTGGGCGAGTTGGAAACCAGCGTGTAGTTGAGGTCTAGCAGGATGATCATAGGGTAATCTGAAGACGTTGGGAGAAAGAGTCCATGGCGCATTGCGCGAGTTCCATGCGGGTGCCGTCCGGATAGGGCAGGTTGAATTCAAACTCGATGGCAGCACGCAGGCGGGCTGGATCGACGGGACGTGCCGACGCACAAGCCGCGTTGATGTTGTTGGAAAAGTCATCGACCTTCACCGAGCGGAAGAACGGGCCGAACAGGTCGCGGAACTCTGAAACGGTGTGATACTTCTGGACCTTGGGTTTGTCTTGGAAGTCGCCGATACGGATGCCAGGTTCGTAGTCGAGGCGGAACGCGATGTTGCCCGCGTTGCTCTCGTTCATGAACGCCTTGCCATTGACCTGCCGCCAGCCTGATTCACCTGCAGACGATGCACAGGCATAGACCTTGGTGAACGGTTTGCACAGGGCTGCACAGAGGCAGGCGATGTGCTCGCGGTCTTCACGGAACGGCACGGAATTTAGCACGCTCGCAATGAAGATGCTCGTCCACTCTTTGCCCGCCGCCACTTCGGCTAGAAAGGCGCGTGCCAGTTCCACGCTCTCCGCCTTGTTGATGCCACCGGGGCCGAGGCGATAGGGTTCGAACGGGGTGCAGTCGATACCGGCTTGGCGCAGGAGGAAGGTTTCCGTCAGGTGGCCGGCTCCGAAGTCGAGAATGATCGTGCCATGCTCCTTGATCCAGCGGGCGCGATCCGCCGCCTTGCCGATGTCGAAGTCCTTGCATGGCTTCGCGCCATGGGTGGCGAAGATGAAGCCGTTGCCAAGTTCGCGCCTGACGCGGCGTGCGCGGCGGAACGAATTGAAGCGGAGCATGTCGGCATAGCGCGTGTGGATGTCGAAATCCATCGATAGCAGATTCATCATGGCCCGGGCGAATTCCGCCTCCTCCTCAGTGACAAACACGACCGGGGCGAAGGCCGCACCTTTCTCCGCGAGCATTTCCAATCTGCCGATGCCGTTGATGACGGTCAAATCCTCGCGGCAGACGATGGGCATGAGGATGCCGTGGCGATGCAGCGTGCGGGCGAGGTTGCGGGCATACTGGATCCAGCGACCCGAGTTCACCCGGCAAAGATCCTTTACGCTCACTTCCGCAGGCTTGAGGCAGCGCAGAAATCCTTCGCTGCCGACCTGCTTGTCGGGGATGCGGGCAGCGAGCGCCTCAATGTCCAGTGATTGCAACTCACTGGTGACCCTGCCAGGCGTGCTGTTGAAATCGAAATCGTTGGTCGCACGGTTGAACACGATGTTGAGCGCCTTGCGCTGGTCGAGGTCGAGCGCCTTGGTCCGGGATACCGGGACGTGCGTGGCACCCATGCGCGATGCGACGAGGTGGCGCTGGTGGCCGGAAAGAATCTCGCCGTCCGAGTCGGCGAAGATCGGGGCGATGAAACCGAGCTTGCGAAGCGACAGTTCGATCAGATCAAGCCGCTCGGCAACCGCAGACCGTGGGTTGTAGGTCGATGGTCTAACGGCGTCGATGGATTCGAGGGTGATGTTCATAGTCCGAGGCGGCTGCGGATTTCATTGAGCACGCTTTCCTTGTCGAAACCGGCGTCTTGTTTCACGCGGTCGCACCACGCGATGAATTCTTCCTGAGTGATGCGGAACCGATAGAGTCCGACCGCGACGGTGACGTCGCTCTTGTCGAGTTCCTTGTCGTGGCGGTCGTCGTCATCCTCGTCATCGTCATTGCCACCCGGATTGAGCAGGCCCTCGATGTCGGCAGGTTCGAATCCCGCGAGGATCGTATCGAAGTCGATGGCTTTCCACTCGCTGGCAATCTTTTCGAGTTCGTTGAGATCGACCGTGGAAAGTTCGGCCAGCCGGTTGTCAGCGACCAGCACGGCGAGTTCGTCGTTCTCGCTGGCGAAGTCCTGATAGTCCACCGGCACGACTTCTGCGCCGAGGTGCTTTGCGGCCATCAGGCGGCCGTGACCGGAAACGATCAGGCCGGTGAGATTGGAAACCGTGATCGTCTGCCGCCATCCGAAATAGCGGATGTTTTTGGCGAGCAGTTCGATCTGCCGCTGCGGGTGCGTGTTTGGATTACGCGGATTGGGTTTCAATTCCCCGACCGGCACGAGCTTGTCGAAGCTGCACCAGACTTCGATGCCATTGGCGAGTGTGCGGGCTTTGGGAGAATCATCCGTCATCGTGGCTTTGGATGGTGTCAACGGCATGGGTGACTTGCGCGAGCAGCGGGAGGATCGCCTTCCACGCATCCGGCGGGCACCATCCGAGAGAGAACCATTCACGGCTGCCGGCCACGTCGCGCCATTCCACGGTAACCGGTGTTTCCCGCCGCATGTCCGGTGAGCGGTAGCGGAAGACGGCGCGGGCGAGACGACCGCTGCGGTCGAAGGTGATCTGATGGATTCGGGCCTTCATGATAGCCCCTCCGCATCCAGCCAGGATTCCAGATCGGCGAGTGCGGCTCGCACACATCCGCCGCTGCCCACCGCGATTCGCAATGACGTCTGTTCATCGACCGGCCAGTGAAGGCGGAGCATCGCTGCGATTTCCTCGGTGGACGGTGCAGCGAGCTTGATCGACTGGAAGCGCGTCTGGAACCGCTCGGTGAGCAGGTCGAGTTGCAGGTTGCTCGTGCCGATCACCGCCCGACCTGGTGGCAGTCGGTCGAGGTAGCTCAGAAGCAGGTCCTGTGCGTCCCGCGTGCAGCGGTCCATTTCGTTGATGATCTTCACCGAATAGACTCCGAACAGTGAGCAGACACCCAGCGTGCCCATCCACTGCTTCACGGTTTCGACGGTGACGAGCTTGCCGTTGAACTCCTCGATGGCGAATCGGGTGCCGGACAGCGCGTCGGCCAACATGTCGGCGATGCTGGTCTTGCCGACACCGGGTGGTCCGTAGAGCAGGATCTTCACTGGAACGGCAGGATCATCGTGGAGCTTGCGCGCCTTGGCGACGAGTCGGCGGGCGACGGTGGCGGCGGGGCCGCATAGGTCATCGGGTCCGGTAGGTCGCCACGCCAGCGGAGAGCTTGCGGGGCACGGTGTAGGGTTCGGCAGAATCTTGAAGAGTTGTGACATGGGGATCTTGGTTGGAATTGGTGATGGCCCTGGCGACGGCCACCGCGCCCTTGCGGTAGAGGGTGACGGCGAGTAGTTCGCCATCAACGATCACCGACCAGTAGCGCGTGGCGTAGCCATCGGGTTTGCGGTATTTGGCGACTGCGACCTTCATCAGAAGTTGTAGTCATGGAATTGGCGGCGGCCGGGGATGACCGGCTCGCCGTTGGTGGTACGGAACCAACCATCCTTGCGGCGGCTGGCGCGGTGTGTCGCCCCTTCGGGATTGAGCGAGTATTGGTAGGTCTGCTCGGTGTTGTTGGTGCAATGACCGCCAAACCCACCGGCGACGAACTCGGGTTTCCATCCGTCGAGAACGGCGGTGTCCTCCTGCATCCAGAGGGTCTTGCCACTTGGGCTGACGCGGACCACCGTGCAGGCAGTCCGGTCGCTGTAGTGGCAGACGGTCGCGCCACCGCCGATGGTCGGTGTCCAGTCGGGTGCGCTCATTTGCCCCAGCCCTCCCTCCGACTGCGGGTCTTGATTGAGTTGGGGGACAGTCCGAAGTGCTCGGCGGTCTGCTTCACGCTGCGGCATTCGAGCCAGTAGGCTTTCACCTGCGACCACTGTTCGTCACCGTGGCCGGGATTGCCGACTTTTTTCGCGGGCTTGGATGCCTTGGCCTTGGGTGGTGTGGCCTCCGCAGGCGTTGGTTCGGGCTCAGCCGCGTCAGAGAACGCGTCGTAGCGTCCCGGGCTGGCCTCGGGTTCTGGACGGGTGAGCGGCACAACATTCGCGGCTGGCGTGACATTGCCATCGCCCCCGGCGAGGATTTCCGCGACGATTTCACGGATCAGTGGCACCGGGATTTCAGTGATGGTGAAGACCAGTCCGCTGAGCGTCTTGCGCCCGAGGGACTGCTTGAGGAATTTCAATGCTTCTCCTCGGGTGCGGCCCTGATAGCGGCCTTCGAATACGTTGGTTTCCTTGTCGTCGCAGACGATGTAATACAGTTTGTTCATGGTGGTGTTTGGTTATGGTTTGGGGTTGGTGACGTTGCCGTCGGTGTCGATCCGGACGCTGAACACCAGCAGTCCGGTGGGAGTTTGCTTGGCGAAGTCGGCGCGGAATTCGCGGGCGTGCATGCCGGCCACCGGATCGACCGGCAGGATGCGCCGGACGGTGAAGCCGTTCTTCTCAAGTCCGCGAATGCTTTGCTGCATCGCCTTGTTCGAATAGGTGTTAGGAATGGATGCTGTTGTCATAGCATCCCTCATCTGCCCGTCTGATCGGGCACGTCCATGTCTTTTTTCGTCTTTCTGTTGGATCACTTTCATGATGGTAGTGGGCGGTTGATTTGGATGGTGCGACCCTTGGTTTCTCCGGCGACGTAGCTGCCGGAATGGAGGTGGCGGCGGCGTTGCGACCGGTTGCGGAGCTTGCCGTAGTTATCCTCGACATAGCGGGTGATGACCGCCTCCTGATCCACGACGACCAGTCCGTATGCCTGGCGCTGGTCGGCGGCGTAGGATTGCTCGGCGCGTTGTTTCGCCGCCTTCAGTTCGGCGTTCAGTCCGTCGCGCAGGCCCCGGTAGTAGGACGCCTTGTCCGGGTTGGCGTGGGTCCGCTTGAACTCGTTCCAACAGCGGAAGAAGGTTTGCCGCAGGTAGTTGAAGGCGAAGATGGCAAAGTCGATGTCAGCGGCGGCACCGATGATGTCCACCGGAGTTCCGCGCCCGTTTGGCATCAGGATCGTCTTCACGTTGAAGTGCGCCTGCAGGATCGAGAGGATCATCAGGTCTGCCGGGTTGAGGGTCTTCGGCAGATCGACCTTGCCCTTGTTGACGGTGAAGCCCGCGCCGCCGGATTCGCCGCGTTCCATGCGGAGCAGGGCGGAGTCGATGTTGTGGCGGGTCATCAATTCCTGCGCCTTGGCCAGCGCCACCTTCGCTTCGTTTTCAGTGGACCCGCGGGAGCGGTCGGCCAGTCGCAGGAGCTTGCGGATTTTTTCAAGGATGTCGGATTCGGATTTCATGGGATCTCGGTGTTGGGGGTTAGATGTCCTCGTCGGGCAAACCTGCGGTAATGACATCCACCGGGATGTGGGTGGATCCGCCCGACTCGCAGAGGTCGGAGTAGCGGATCTTCGCGGCCTTGAGTTCGGCGCGGGCGGTGTCCAGATCGTCCCAGCATTCGAGGAAGACCCGGCGCG